TCAACGCCTTCCCATTGTTTATCTAGCACCATCATTGCGATGATTGCATAGTTTGCTATATCCAAAAAAGAATCACGTAACGATTCATTCTCTGGTGTTGCACCTGTTTCAACAAGGTTATTGATGCGAGCAAGTTTGTCAAACATTCTCACACGTAACCCATTAAGTGGACCACCAGGTGAATCAGAAATATTCTTTGGTCCATAATCTTTTTGTTTCTTAATTAACAGTTCTGCTAAACCATCTGTGTACACATAGGTTAATTCAGCAAACTTTATTTCATTGTGCATTACGCAGCAACCTTCCCTTTGAACCAGTCGGAACCATCTTTAATAAACAAACTGTTAACATCTTCACCATCAGGAATGGTAATAGGGATAACACCTGCTACTCTTCTTGCTAGGTCTTTAGCAAAGTCACGTCCTGCTGTGTCACCATCAGCGAACACATATATCCTATCAAAGTCTGACAAGATTTTGTAATGGTGTGATTTAATATTTTTTACACCAGGAATACCAATAGCAGGGTAACCTAGTTTAGAAAGTGTCATAGTATCTATCTCACCTTCACATAAACATATCCAATCAGTTGCCTGAAAGTATGCTTCAACATTGTAAAGCCTTGTCTCAGAACCAGGAAGTCCTAGATATTTTGGTTCAGAATAATCTATTGCCCTGAACCTGATATCAACAACACCTGCTCTAGTTATGTACGGTATCGCCAGTCTGTTCAGATATGCTTCGTGACCTACGAGTGGTTGGTTCACCACTCCCAGACGAAACCTCTCTGCGTCTGCTAGAGATAGTCCCCTTTTGCTGAGATACTCTTCTGCCAAGTTGATTGACTTTTGGTAGTGAGATGTTGCTTGTTCCAGTAATCTCTTCTGCTCTTGATTTTGCTTCACGAAAACTAATCCCTTCTTGTTCCATAATAATCTTGTACAAATCTCCCTTAATACTACACGCAAAACAGGAGAACGCATTCACCTCTGTGTTAACTGTTGCTGAGGCATGACGGTCAGAATGAAAAGGACATTTCATACTGCGCCATCCTCTACCAGATGGGACTTTGTTTGCCCCATATAGCATCAACACTTTTGCGATAGGTGAATCAGACATCAAGTTCCCTTATCAAAGATAAAAACATATACACTGGCATGGTTGCGTACCATTCACCAACATCTAGTGTTCCTTTTCTTTTATGTATAACAGCACCTGTTACAGCGTTAGCATTGTCTACTTCTACTTCTAACTCTTTAACCCAACCAGATAGTTCCATCTTCTTGTGGTCTTTAACTTCAAACACCACATCATCAATACCTGATATGTCACCTTTGTCTAGGTTACCTTGTAGTGCACGACGCTCTGCTTTAGGGAAGCCGTTTGCTTTAAGGTATTTAACTACAGCAGTTTCTGCAGCAGTACCTTTTTGTTTAGACTTGCTCATCTTCACCTATATTCGATTCGTTGTTGCATGTGCAATACCAAATGGATGAACAGATATAACATCTGCCATCCATGTTTCTCATAAAGATTCTCTTGGGTCAGCCAGATACATAAACTCTGGATTGAATGACAGATAAACTGGTTCATTACCAGAAGCGTTTGCTTTACCGTAACGATTCTTTACTGGTGCAACACCCATCATACCGTTAGGTGTTTGACCTATGGTACAAATCAGTGCTGGTAGTTGTGAAACTTTACCTTGAATTGCTGACCTTGGTGGGCAAGGGTTACTATCAAAGGCTTCACTTGTGTGATGAAGGATAAGAATCGCAGCGTTAGTATCTCTTGCTAAGAATTTTATTTCTTTCATAGTCTGACGCATACTAGACCATTCTTCGCCACCACCATCAGTGATATCGATAAGGTTATCTAACACAATCAAGTGTGGGTTCTCACCGTGAACTTCTTCAAATGATAACACCTCTTCATCTAAATCAGATAAAGATGGTGCTGCATCAAATGACCAGAAGATATGGTTTGAACCTTTGTTGATGGCATCTCTAGCGAACTTAACATCTGATGATAAAAGTTTCTCTGCTTCATCTTGGCTCTTACCTGTAAGCATTGAGAACAAACGCATACTCATTGTGTGTGCACCTGTGTCTGCTGAAACATACAAGGTAGGAACTTTCATCCAAGTTGCTAACGCCAAAGCCAGTGTTGATTTACCAGCACCAGGGGCACCAGCAAACATGCTCACTTCACTGCGACGTAAAACAATTTGGGCATACTCAAATGTCCTGAACACAGGTGGCAATGGTTCGCCACCTGATTCAGTTTTACCAATTGTTCTAGTGAGTGTTCTCACTTATGAAACCCAGCCTACTTCGCCACGTTTAATCCACATTGGTTGACATTGGTCTGGTGTTCCTTTAGCAGATGGACACATCCATGCTTGCCAAGGACCTTTAGCACCTTGTCCACTCTTGTGTTTCTTTGGACCGTGATGACATGTTGGTGCAGGGAATGAACCAAGTGTTGATGGTGGTGCCACAGGACCACTACCAATGTTAGGTTCAGTGACCACACTTGTTGCACCTAACGCTTGCGCAGCGTAAGCAACAGGGTCTTGTCCGTGAACAACATCTTCTAAAGCACCAACGATTAGGTTAATGTTTCCACCAACTGCATCAGCAATGTGTTTAGAGAATGTATCAAAATCATCAGCACGTAATGTGAGGATGGTTCCGTTTTTTGTTTTCATACTAACTGAAAACAGTGCTTCATTTGTTGCCATTTATTTCTCCCAACTTGTTAGACTTTTCACCGTCTACCCAGTAACAGTACTCTTGAACAGAGCACATTTTACATGACTCAAAGTTAGGTAGATAAAGATTGTTCTCTCGTGCAATCTGAAAGAGACCAATCATTTCATCTAACTTTTGTAATGTAAACTTATCCAACTTGGTTGGCACACTGGTGCCACCTTGTCTTGCCATCCAGTATACACCATAGTCAGGTCTCACACCTGTTGCACGCTCCAGCATGCAAGCATATACCTGTAACTGTAAATCAGATTGTGGTGTACGCATACCTGTTTTCAAATCAAGAACAATGATTTCATTTTCAGGTGTAACAAATACCCTATCAACTGCGCCTTTAAGATTAACACCACCTGTTTCAATTTCCATCATCAACTCTATAGCAGGTACACCTTGTGGTGTTTCCCAAATTTCCCAACCACAATTAGCACGCCATTGAATCCAAGAGTTCAAAAACTTTTTACCATTCTCAAACCACCATGTTGCGTTCTCACCATCAGGGTTAGCCTTAGTGGTACGAGATGATTGTCTTAAATCAGCAATGTCAAAGTTTGGTTTCTGAAATTGTTTTATCTCTTCAACTTCTGCGTTCCACGCTTGTGTCCAAATACTATCTACATTCATAGTTGCCCCATCTTGTTTGTGTTATCCAATGGTAGCATCCAATAGTTGTACTTGGTATCAAACACACCACGCTTTTTGATTTCTTTTCCTGTTGCCCACCCAAGTGCACGATAAGGTTCACTAGCCCAGTTGTTGTATTCGGTTCGTCTTGTCTTAACATTCAAACCATCACCGATAAGAATATAAGTTGCGTTCTCATCATCCCAAGTTGATAACCTGATACCAGTTTTCTTAAACGAATATCTTATCTCAAAACCTGGAACATCCTCTTGTGTTTTCCACTTGTTAACATGAGGAACAAAATCTTCAATGCCTATCATCCGAGCAAACGCTAACTCACTACCTGCTGCGATAGAGTGTTGCCAGATTTCCCACACATCACCTTCAGAATAGTTCCTATTGGCTTTAGGTTTACCCAAGTATGGTAGTTGTCTTTCGTAACCTATTCGTGCACAGATTGCTTCTTCCCAAGGCAACAATGCGTGTTCGGTTTTAAGTAATTTAATTGCCATGATTTGTTTTCCATAATTCCAAATCATAAATCTCTGTTGCCCTATGCACAGCAGAACCACCAAGTGTCCAAGCAGCAGGTTGTTCCTCAACTTTTTGAATACGAGTTAAGTAATAACGATAGCCACAGGACAACCAAGTGGTAATACTTGAATAGGATACATGTTCAGGTACATCATATCCGTTTATCTTTAACACTTAATCCTCCTCTGATTACCGTTAGGGTTCGATAGTGAGTAGGTTAAAGAGAGAAGAAAACCCACTCACTATCCTCACTATAGTCTAGGTTTATCCTAATGCAACAAGCATTAGGGTAAGTAATATAATCTACTTTCTATTAGAAAGTAGTTATATTATATTATATAATATAACATTAGTTATATTATATATATTATATAATGTTATATTATATAACATTATACTACTGGTTGGAGGCTAATGCAAATTCCAATACCACCACCTGTTGCCATTGAAACAAT